TACCAACAAAGTCTCTTTCATCAGGAGGGTTAGTTGTTGATCCTATTGGATTCTTACCGGGAGGTGCCTCTGAGAATGTTATTTCATTTTCAACAATATTGTAATTACCTCTTATTTTTTCAACTAAGGATCCTGTTGGGAATCCGGCTATTGATGTTCCTAATCTCTGTCTTCTTACTTTAATACCATTTGTTGTTCCGATACCGACAGATAATATCTTCATCACTTCACTTGTATTACCACTACTCACACGAATATTATCAGCACCGAAGAATGATGTAATGCCAGTAAAGAATATCACATCTTGAGACTTATCAATACGTCTATCAAGTGTTGTTGTTACAGATGTTCCAGCGATTGGTGATTGTAGATAGTTATCGATTGCAACTAATACTCTTGTATTTGCATTCTTAGATGTGAATGAATGTGATGTTCCAATACCAACATGAGTTAAATCAAGAGGAACAGCCACCTCTTTTAATGCATCTTGAGCACTTCTCGCTAATTGAACTTTATCTTCCCCTTTCTTGATTATGAAGAGAGATGATGGTAATAATGTAGTTGTTATTCCAAGAGCAGGAAATTCAGTAGATGCAATTTGTATAGCAGATGATACGCCAGTTCTTCTATCTGTGTGTGCATATGACACCTCTTCACCAGATACAAAGAAATGATTCGGAAGAGTAATTGTATTCGCAGTGACATTTACAACTTCAGATGTTGATCCATCATAAGGTTTCTTAAATATTGGATCTCCATTATGTTCTAAGGCAAATTTTGTTTTTATTGCCGATTGTGTGCCTTCATAATTTGCAAATGCACTTTCTAATGAGGCATTATTTAAATCTTTTAACGCTTCACCACCAACATCCCTTGTTGCACCCGATGGTAGTAACTCCGTATTTTCTTCAACTCTTAAAGAATTAAGGAATGTAGTGATTGAAACTCCAATACCTGCATTTGGTACAAAAGTTATTTCAGTAACATTATCTGATGTTCTTCTACCACTTATGGTTCCAAGGCCAGCAAACGCTGTTCCCACCTTAACATTTCCAAATTCAGTAAGGTAAACGTTATCATCATCTGTATAATCATCAATTATAATAACCTCTGCTAACTCATAACTACCGTTTAACTTATCGGCAATTTGAACAATACAATAAGCAGCATCATAAGCATCACCATAACTTGCGATTCCAACTGCTACCGGTGTAGATGATGATGATATACCTGTGCTTTGTGCAGACATCTCTGCATATGCCATATCATAAGATCCAATGCCAATATATCCTTCAGTCGCAATACCAATAGCGGTTGCGTTTATAAATGCAGTTGTCAATCCAGCGTCTGGTGTATATCTTACAACAAGATCATTTCCAACCATTAATGGGAAGAATGTACCAATATTACCTGTTGAAGAGTAAGCGTCAGATGAATGAATTGTTAATTGTCCATACTCTTGGAATCCAACGTTTGTTCCATCATGTATAACACTTACCTGATCATACTCAACACTACCATCACTACCCTCAACACTTACGAATAGTTTTGCAGATCTATGACCAGAAACTGTTGTTCCTATACCAGCAAGTGTAAACACTGTACCTGCTGCTCCACCAGCCACTGAAACACAAGTAGATTGGATACTAACTAATGAACCATTTAAACCTTCAGATGTTGATGGATCGAAAGGCTCCGCTGGAATGGATGTAGTTGCTGTTGCAACATTAGTCGTAGTAACACCTAACTGATTTGCATCGATTTGGTAAGACCATAATACAACGTTATAATCATTAATTGTAAATTTATGTGGGAAGAATCTTAACACTGATTCAATACCATCAATAACAAAATCAAATGTTCCTAAATCTAAAGTTGTCTCAACGGATCCATATTGATTCATCATGGTCAACCCACGACCAGTATCATGTAATGTATTAATAATCATTATTTGTCTTTCACCAGTAAATAATCTATCTTGAATGTACGCTACAAAGAATTGTGTTCTACCATCAGATAACCTATTCCTATAAACATCAGCAAAAGGAGTAGATCTTGCATTGTTATTGAACAAGTTACTAAAGTCATCGATTGTGACAACTCTATTTGATACTGACTCAGAAAAATCAGTTAATATTCTTGACTTGAAATTTAATTCATCAGAAAACGGTCTTACAAATCCTTCAACATAATTCTCCGCAACTAAATCAAAATCATGGAATGATTGTAAATTTTCTACACTTATTAAATCTACTAATTTAGTGACAACACTATCAGGTCTAACGACTAAATCATCAAACCTCTCAACTGGTAGTTGAGATTCAACTTGAAAATTAGCAAACTTTTTAAATCCAGCTGTGTGATTTAAAGTGCCAACTACATCTTTCCATTCATCAAATTGAACTCTTGATTTAACAGAATACGAAAATGCATGATAGTAGTCATTATCATGAACACGTTGAATTTCATCATTTAAGAATCCAGTTCTTCTTTGCCAACCATTTTCAAATATACAAAAATGATCTAAATTATATTTTGATTGATATTTTATTTTTTCTTTTATAACTCCTTTTGCACCAGTAGGAGGTGTATATGTATTTGCACCAATTCTTTCTCCTCTAAATTTTGTTTGCTCAATTATTTGTCCGACTTCAAATTCTCTATTACTTTCAATTGTAAGGTATTTACTTGAATTATTCCATCCAGAAACTGCACCTTTAACAATAGTTCCAGAACTATCGATCATTTGAATATCGTCACCAATTCTAAAATCAGTTGGTTGCAATTCAATATTAAATTGAGGAAAATATTTTTCAGGAACTAATGTAGCGTCCGATTTTACTGAGTTAAATACTCCGGGGAACTCAATATTTTTTTGTAAAAATTCAGACATATTATAAGTAACCACTCCAAAACCACCATAATTTGGAGTAACACTTGTCAAAGTAAATAATGCATAATCATGATCTGAAGAATTGTAACCAGAAGCTGTAGATCCCACTCCGACACTTACATTTTCAACAAGAACTTTGTCGCCAACACTAAATGGGAATGGATCAATATATTCACCAATTGCATTTAAAGTGCCACTAAAAGAATTTTTCATAGTGACAGTTACTTCCTGAGTGGAGTTGTCATATGTAATATTTTTTGCTCTTATACCGTTAGGATTTCCAATCGGTATTATTGTAGGAGTTGAATCATTTAAAGATTCTGTATTTTCTAAAATTTCTACAATTTCTTCTTCAGGATTATATCTAAGATCAATATCAGTAACAGGTTTTTTTGTAACACCATCTAATACAACTAGACTTGGATTTTGATTATAACCTTTTCCGAAAGATGAGATACCAATTGATTTAAATCCACTTAACGGTGTTATTCTTAACACTTGTGGATATAAGGCCTCAGGTCTTAAAGTTTTATCACTAGGATAATCAAATCCAATATTTTCTATGCTAATTTTAGTTGGTTTACCGATCGTCGATGAGAAAGACTCAATAACAGCTCCACTTCCAATATCAGATGTGATAGTTGTAATTCCCGGCACAACTTCATAACCACCACCGGGTTCGGTGATTGTTATTTGATCAATTGATCCATAAGCACTTGTTGATATTGTAGAGTATCTAAGAGTTGATGTTGATGATGAATATGTATCGAACTCAGGTTCAATAGGTAAGTCATATTGAAATGTTGTTGATCCAGTAGAGATTATATTAAATTCACCACTATAAACACTTTCTTTTATGATTATATTATTGTAGTTAATTACTTCCTTATCATTCACTATCTCCTTATTTTCAGTTAAATTATCAGAAACATCGACAGGTGATAACTTGTAGTATAGATTTTTAGGAGTATTTTCATTTACTTTTAAAGTTACTTTAGCATCACCCGTAACTCCTATTGTGCCAGTTCTTGAAACATCAAATGTAACATTTGCACCACTTGTCTCATATCTTACGTTATAATTACTGTCTTTGAATAAATCAAAATAAAATGCTGGATATGATGTGGCACTTATAGTATATGATAATGATGAGTCACTTAAATCAAATATTGCATTTGAGTTTTTTACAAATTCAAATGAAGGATTGATAGGTGATATCGTACCATCGCCAGTTGATGTAATTCCTACAAATTCAGGAAAATCTTTAATTATTTGATAACTTGTTTCAGCAAATTTTAAAGTATTTTCATCAACAACAAATACAAAATATTCTCTATTATTTTCTAAACCTAATGGACTATCTGATGTGTGAATTATTTTATCACCTGTTTTTAATTTGTGATCATTTATTGTGATTGAATTTCTTATACCACCATTAGACGCATTTGTTGTAATTCCTGAAGCTACATAGTCTAAAGGATTAAACACGGCCTTACGACGAACTTTATTATATTTTACAGTGATGGTTGTTGTGATTCCGGGATTAACATTCATGTAAACAGTATCATTATTTGTTAAACCATGAGTGCCTGTTCCAACAACATTTACAACATTTCTTGTTATGTTTCCTGAGATGATGTCACGATTTTTTAATCTTAAACTATGAATTGATCCTATACCTACGTCTAAAAATTGTATCTCTTCAAAGACGGGTTGAGTGCCAGTTAATCCCAAACCAAATCTTACGCCAGTAGATCCTAATCCAACTTTTACAGTTGATAATCCAATTAAATCATCTGTTTTTCTAATAACGAATAAAGATGTTCCAATACCTACAGTTGTATCAACAGTTGGAGTTGCACTAAAGAATTTTACTTTAGGAGCAGACTCTGAACCATTGACTCCATTTAATTCATAATTTACAATATCACCAGTTTGTAAAGTATGATTTGGTAAGAATATAGATCCTCTAGGAACTATTCTAGTTGTGTCACCTGCTCCGGGATTGTTTATTGTAATAGTATTTCCTATTCCAGTCTCATTTGCTGGATTAGCATGAGATGTTCCAATTGCGTCATGAGGATTAAAATATATTTCTATGTCTTCTCTTGATGGAAACTCAACACTTTCTTTATTGTCAGGACTTCTTGCAAGAATACTTTCAAAAGTAAATACCCTTGGGATTTCCTCTAATATAGTTGATTGTGTATGCGATACTCCTACAGCCTCAACAGATCTCAAAACTCTAAGTCTGTTTGATATAGGATCAACATCTAATACCTTTACGGTCTCTGTTGATAATCCAACTTTAAATCTATCATTTGTTCGTATTTGACTTATATCACCACTTATTGGAAAGAAAGTAACGATACCAGTTGCACCTGCGGTGCCAATACCTTGAGTTAGAATCAGTCTTGTTGATGATACTCCTATTTGATACGCATCAGCAAAATCTTGCACACTTGATGACAAACCACTGACATTTACAGTTACTGAATTTTGTAAATTTATAGATGTTGATGCAATACCTACAAAGTTATCTCCAAATTGCCTATAGAATTTAACTCCTGATACAGACTCTTTTGATACGCTGACATTTGATGCTGATCCTGATAATCTTGTAACTTTTGCTCTTGCTTTGAAGAAATTTCCTACGTTTGGATCAAAAACTACTTTATCATTTACTTTGTAGTTAATACCCCCGGAGGTAATGCCAACAGAATTTACCCCACCCTTTGTAACAAAATCAATATTAGAATCTTGATCTACAAATTTGTAAGATTCTGTAAAATAATCATATCCACTAAAATCTTTATTAACTGCTATTGGATAAGTATTTCTAATCGCATTTGATTCGTTAATATCAAAATTTTCTTGATTTGAAACTCTACTAAAATTAAATTTATTTGGTTTAGAATTGTATTTGTTTCCGATTAAATATGGAAACTTGGGTTTTTTGAAATTTTTAAAAATACCATCTGATGCAGGAGTAGAGTCAAAAGTGGCAAAATATGCATATGTTCCTTTTGGATATTCTGGAGTCACACAAAATCTACCATTATTCTCATCAAGAACTGAATCATCATTTGATACTTTGTAAACAAAATCCTCTACAAAAAATTCAGCTGGAAAAGAGCTAAAAGGAGGTCGATTGTCCTTTTTACTACTCTCGTCAATATATCCAGATTTCATCTGAACTACATCGCCACCATCTCTCCTTGAGTATCCGTATGGGCCATAAATCGGATTACCATCATATGCCCATCCTAAAATTGGAGAATGTTGATCACTATTACTCTCAACTCCGTTTACTATATTTAAATCTTTTTTACCAAATAAAACATTTCCATCAGCATCAGAGGCATAGGATATTCTTCTTAAATTTCTTGGTGCATAAGTATATGAGCATTGAAGTCCAAATAAACGATTTGTGGGTTCACTTATGAATACATCATCATCATTTAAATTTGTTAAATTTTTTCTAAAATTATTAACTCTCCATTTTTGCACAGAGGGTTCAAAAGATGCATTTTTTCCTGATGAGTCAACTCTCACTGTGGTAGTTGTGACACCATAACCTATTCCACTACTTTCAATATTAACTGATGTAATATTTCCATTTGAATTTAAAACTGGAGTTAGTTTTGCATCTGAACCAATTCCTAATACCACTAAATCTGGTGGTGAGTTATAGTCAGTTCCACCATAACTAACACTTACATCAACAATTCTTCCATTTGCAACAACTGGCGTAATAACTGCATCTCTACCAGTATTAAGATTAATTTCAGGAACTCTATTAAAATTAATTATTTCAGAGGCACCGTATCCAACACCTGTATTTGTTAATTGTAGGGACGTAATTTGTCCTCTAAAAATCGGTTGTAAAGAGGCTTCAAAAGTATTTCCGGATATTGAAGATATGCCAACTCTTCCTATAACTTCAACTGATATTGGAGGATAGTTAAAAGTATGAGTTCCTACTCCAACATTTCTTAATTCGTTAAACTGTCCAGTGTTAATATAGAAAGAACTCACAGTTGTTCCAACACCAACTGCTGCCAATTTAAATTGATCTTTATTTACAACTGAAACATAGTATTGTTTATCGGTTGATAAACCATCAATAGTAGTGCCATCAACTGAATAATTTACAATCTCTCCAGTTTTATAATCATGATCTGGTATATTAATAATATTTGATGCAGTGCTTATTCCAGTTGATTCGCAAGATCTTTGTTTATTTTCATAACCAGATCCACTGTCTAAAACAACCACTGAACTTACAACTGATTTACCATTTAATGATTTAAATGATTGAACTCCACTACCAAAAGCTGTAAATGATATTGTATTAACACCAGCGATTGCTTCCTCATAACTCTTATGCAGTTGCACAGTATACTCTGATACAGAAGACACATAATAAGTTGCTTGTGTCGCTAGTCCTACTATTGGAATGCTTCCCAGAGGGTCATATACGACTCTCTCACCCGGTCTAAATCGATGATAGGTAGTAAATCCTATTGAAGACGTATTTATTCCTGCAGCATCTAATTTTATA